TACTGTTAGCTACCGTTGCAACTAATACTTCACCAAAATTATCTAAAGACCAAAGACCAGGTTCTAAGTTTACTTGACCAGCTTTTACTGCATCACCCCAAGCATTATAATCTGTTGCATTAACTACGGTTGCTCCATTACTGTGAGTTGTAGCTGTTGTACCTAAAGCTCCTCGTGTGCATCCTGTTAAATCATTAGTAGATTTTCCTGTGTAAGTTATAAGTTCTGAACCAATTAAAATAGTTCCTGCTGTAGGAAAAGATGAAGCACTAGAAAGTGTTATTGTTGTTTCACTATTATCTAAATCTTCGTTTACCGTTGTTGAAGCTGCGTCTGATATTGTACCACCCCATGTGCTAACACCCCAACCATATCCATAAGTTTGTTTTTGTGGACCAACTACAAAATAAAATTCTACTGTTGTGGATCCTCCTGCACTAACGGTGGCTGTCGCTGCCGCCGAAGAAGTTATTGTAAATGTAGTTGTACTAGGAACAGTGTTAATCATAAAAACTTTATCTTCAAAATTACTAGCACTAAGACCTGTGCCACTAGGTAAGGTGACGCTATCAAGTAATATAATATCTCCAACACTTGCACCATGAGCACTTGAAGTTGTAACTAAAACAGAAGTAGATTCATCTGTTGTTGCTAGAGTTGCACTTGTTTGTTGTCTTGTAGAATCAAAAGGAGTGATGTCGTGGAGTTGACCTTCAAAGAATAATAGTAAAAATTTATCTGTGCCTAAAGCAATATATCTATTACCGGTTGTATCTATAAAAGGTTTTTGTGCACGAACCACACCAACAATACTATCTGAAATTAAAGAAGACCAACCACCTATTTTTTCTGGTAGGCCATATCGAAATCTTACATTAGAACTATCAATCCAACGGTTCTCTGCACCCTTGGTAGTATTCTGTTTATCTATTCCGGGAATAATTTCAAAGTTAATAAGAGACAAAATTATCTCCTATATGAATGTCTTATAAGTCCAACCTCTAGTTGCATTTGCAAAGACTAATGTAAAAGACTGACCATTTGTTGAAATTGTTAAATTAGATGTGCCTGAATTAATCTTGGAACTATTTCTATTGATAATTAAATTATTAGAACCAAATGTTCCTTTTCCGTCTATAAAATGAACTTCATCTCCTACACTAGGACTTGCAGGTAATGTGATTGTGACAGGAGCAGAACTTGTATCTACTATAATTTGATCATCTGCAACAGCAGTATAAGCGGAAGTAGTTGTTACATATCCTTTTTTTATCATACCTTTTACGATATTTGTTCCGTCTGAGAATAATAAAGTGGTAGAACCTCGAGCTAGTGTAACTCCAGTTCCTGACGCTGTTTTAAATGTTAATGTATAATGACTAGAACTTCTATCCGTTGCATCAACAACCAACCAAGCTTTCTCTACAGAGTCTGGAACAGTAATATTTCTATTTGCAGCAAGTGTTCCTGTTAACTTAATAACAGCATTACGACCATTAGAAGATGCTCCATCTGCTATAGTTGTTGTTATATCTGCATTGGTAACAGCAATAGAAATATAACCTCCTACTGCTTCTTGTATTAAATCTAAATTTGTATTAGTAACTGTACCCCATAAACCAGCTTTTTCGCCAGTGGTCATTTTTTCTAATTTTAATGATGTTGAGTATGATGATGACATGTGTTCTCCATTTTATCTTAAGTTTCTACATTTGTCCATGTTTGACTTGCGTTTGTGTTTATATCGTTCCAAGTAATAACACCCGGTCCAGTAACAGCGGAAGTTAAAAGATTTGTTTCCGGAGCTACAACAGCCTTAGCTACAATAGTAACCGTTCCACTAGCCACGGTCCCCGCTAAGTTAGTTGTGACTCCTACATCAGCAGCTCCTTTTGTTGTAAAGTTACCTAGACTAGATGTAAGTGCATTGGTAGTAACTAATACATTGGCTTTACCTACAAAACCTAAACTACCAATAGATATATTGGCTACATTACTATTTGGTGTAACATCAGCGTTCGCTTCAATCGCTGAAATGTTTCCTAAGCTTATTGTAGCTTGAACACCTTCTAAGTTTACTGGTTGATCAGTATATCCTGAAAAAGAGTATTGACCAAAAGGCGATACACCAAACACGGTTACGCTCCTGGGTCGGTTATTGTATTACCTGCTGCAACCCACTCAAGGATCTCTTGATAGTCTTTATTTGCTTCATCATGTGGAACATATTTTATATTACCGTCACTAAAAGTTGTTTTGTAAGTTTTACCCCACACATCATCTGAACCTTCTTTATAATAAAATTTTTCTACACTTGAAATCATAATTCTGCATCTGCCTCATACGTTGTTGTTGCGTTATTCATTCTACAATATCCATGTTGTCCGCCTCCAATAGATGAGTAACCTCCTATTTGAACATATCCTGAGTTTTTAATATTGGGTTCTGAAAAAGTAGCTTGTGTTGTTGAGTTTTGATTTACAGCAGTGCCGTCTGAAGATGTCCAATTTATTCTTACTTGTCTACTAGATGATACATCCGCCATTGTAGGTGTTGCTCTTTTTTCTACTGTAAAAGGAAAACTTGTTCTAGCTGTATCTGAACCAGATCCATATCCATAACCAATAAGATAATCCCCAAAAGTACCAAAACTTTCATAATATCTTTTACACTTTTGTAAATTATTCTCAAAACTCTCAAAAGGAAAACTAGGTATGGATGTAGAATCAAACTCACCGACTTCAAACTGTACTCCAGTTACGTACCATTCGTTAGATGTGCTATCAGCTAAGTTTACTTGACCAACTGCTCTGTTAGCATTTGTAACTGATGTCCAAGTTTCACTTAATGTTCCTGATGTGTAGGTTGAGCCCATAGCTAACCACCAATTTACTTGCATGGCTGCAGTATTATCAAAATCATTTGCACCTGAAGTATCAGCAGGAAAAACTATTACTTTCTTTTCCCATGTATCTGCTGAATTTATTGTATAACTTTTTGAAACTTGTCTTGTATTTTGGTCATCATATAATTCACATATATAAGTACCTGTTTTATTGGAGCGAACCCAAAATACTAAAGTTGTTTTTTCAGCATTAGCTGTACCTTTTTTTACAGGGGCTTGATTAAATCCTTCTATTTTTTGAGTCATACCTAATATATCACCTGCTCCTAAAGAAGCATCTGCTGTTGTGCAATCGAGCTTAAATGATTTATTAAAACCTTGTCCTGTTGGAACTGTATCACTTTGTGAAACAGTCCAAGTTCCTGCACTACTAATCATTAATCTAAATCTATCTACAGTTTTATATGTACCACTTGTAACTCCTGTAACACTTGTAGCTCTTTGAGCCACGGACATATCTCCGTTGATAATGATCGGAGTTGTAATTCTATCGCTTGGGTAACCTCTATTCGTTAATCCTGCATTAGGTAAAGTGTTCAGTGCCATTAGGGTAAAACCTCCATGAGTGTAATTTGTGAATCTGAATCATCTGTATTAAAGACCATATTCGCACTAGCATGGTTTAAAGACATTTGAAATTTTATAGTTACAGCAGAAGTTGTAGAGGGAGATAATAAAGTTGATATAGGTAAATCTCTTTTACTCCATATACCACTACTACCATAATCATAAGCACCTGTACTTGTTTGATAATATTTTGTTTCTGTGTAACTACCAGAACCTATTTTATGAAACATTTTCATTGAGCCTCTACCGTCTTGACCTCCATTGTAATATGAATTCAAAGCTATACACCCTGTAATTAATATTTTTGCAGAGGTAGATGATGGTGTAATTGAGGTTTCCCAAACCACACCACTTGCACTATTCATATCTACAAAAGATGTTGCTGACATAGTTTGATTAAAGTCTGTGCTTGAATTAACTACTTGACCAATCTTAAACTTTGAAGAAGTGATAACACCTGAACCATCAGACGTGATAAGATTATTATCACCACCGTCATTGATTAAATTTACTTTAAGCTTACTGGTCATGGTAAAATTTCCATTAGTGTGATTGATGAACCCATAGTTCTTGCACTTGTGTCTGCTCTTCTATTTAATTGTGCAGTTCCACTTGTAGATGCCATTTGCAATTTGTATGTGGTAGAACTAATTGTTAATGGGCTATCTAAAAAATGATGACCAAAAAATATAACATCAGAGTTTGCAGCCATATTAGTAATTAAAAAATTATTACTTGTGCCACCACCAGTGCCTTGACCTATTTCTGTAGAGTCTCTTAATAAACTTAATAAAACATTATGTCCACCAGTTCCTGAACTTACGCCACCACATACATAAATTAATACTTTAGAACTTGTTGAACTAGGTGTTATAGCTGCTGAAAAACCAGTTATATCTACTAATGAAGATGATGATGTGCCAAAGGTGTCATTTTTAAAAGTTGAAACGACCTGACCCACCTTACCAAAAGAGGTTGTGGCACCAGAGCCAAGTACAATATTATCTCCAGACCCACCTAATGTTAGGTTAGATCCAGATTGTTGTACTATTTCATTTACCTTTAACTGCGATACCACTACTTACTCCTTATGATTTAGGGTTTGCGTCTTTAATAGCTTTAATTCTGACCTTCCAATCATCGATAGATTTATATATCTCATCGAGCTGGTCGCCCACATCCCCGTAAGCTGCTTTACGTGTTGCTCTGACTGTGTTGTTTGTCTCTTCAGTGTTACCTGCTGTTTCGTATGTAGCAAGTTGATCATCTGTTGGTTGAGCTAAACCTGAAATATTCCAAGTTTTAATATAAGGGCCCTTTCCGTCAGAATCATCCTGAAGTAAAACGTCAGTTGTAAAGTCAACTGTTTTTGAATTAGCTGCGCAGTAAAGTTTTACCTTTGTGCTTAATGATGCCATTGTTTACTCCTAGCCACTAAAGTTTGCGTAATCCACAACCTTAGCACGTTCTTCAGCTCTTTTTGTTTTTATATCAGAAGGCATAGCTGTTCCGCCTTCTGCTTCTCTGATTGAATACCAATCAGTTGACGCAAGATAATCTTTCGCTGTTTGATTAATTACTTTCTGTGATGCGAATGCATCTTGTTTGTCCATATCGGCTTTAACTTTTGTCCAAGTAACAGCATCTGGCTTTGCACCCATAATAGCTGTGTCGTTGGAGTCTTTACCTACAACCCATTCAACGTTTGCGTTGAACTCAGCTTCAGTAGTCACATTACCACGAACTACAAATTCGTAAGTGCCGATCGACTGTATTGCTTGTGCACAATCTGCCATTGTTTACTCCTATAATATGACTAGTGTTCCACCACTAGCTACGTTTATTGTCTGTCCTGAGGACACTGTTATAGGACCTACTATACTAGCATTTTCAGATGCTGCAATAGAAAGTCCTCCTGTCAAAGTTTGTACATTTCTGTATGCACCTTGAATACTTGTCAGCTTTGCTGCTGTAACTGTTGCGTCACTTGGAGTTCCAATATCAAGGGTATCTCCAAATATTTGACCTGAGAAAGTTGCACCGCTTGCAGGTGCTCCTGTAAAGGCTATCGTACCAGGACTTGATCCTGCTGTAAATGCAGTTCCCGGAACCTGATAGACTCCATTAATGTGAATAAAAATTTGTGCTAGTGAACCAATCGTTTGTGTGGTGCTACCAACAGCTATTGTAAACTGTGTTGTAGATCCGTTGAAGCTGCCACTGATATCATCAATGACGGCAAAATTACCTTGAGCTGCGGGGTTTCCTAAGTATGCCATTATTTTGTTACCTCCGTTGGAAATGTGTATGCATTAACTTTCTCTACTGTGTCTAAACCACTAGGGGCATCACGAAGTTGTTGTCTATAAGTTTTCATAGCATCAGACATTGTTACATCTGAGTTTGCAGTCCAATCTGTTTTAGCTATTAATCTGTTTCTTCTATCTCTTAATTCATTTAATTTAATTTCAAGTTCAACAACTGGGAATTGTGCTTGTATGTCTTCTTTAGATATAGGAGTAGTATCGTTTAACCATGTAATTTGATTTATATCGTTTGCATTAACTGAAAATACTGCATTAGGATTAATTTTTAAAATGGCTTGTTCTATCATGCTGATATCTCCATTACAGTAATTGTAGAAGCTGTGCGAACTGTTGAATAGTTATCCCCTGTACTTGCATTTCTATTTACATAAACTGTTCTGCCACCAATATTATATCCCTGAGAAATTTTAATCTTATATGTAACTTGCGAAGTTGTGTTGGGTGAGTCAAGACCACTTGAAATAACATTTTGCATATTTCTACTATCACTATCAACATCAGTAGTGTATGAACCAGCATTTGTTTGAGAACCTGACGCATCAGTGCCTACAAAAACATTAGTTGAATCTCTTACTATATTTATCATATTACTGATTTCATAATCTGAACCTGAAAGAGTCGCTACATTAAGATTAGTGTGTACGTATATTTTACTACTTGTACTCGAGGGTGTTATGTTTACTGACATTCCAGTTACATCTACAAAACCAGAACCGCCAGCACCACCACCAGCAGTTGCACTAAAACTATCTGTTTTAGTTGTGGACACAACCTGTAAAACTTTTCCTCCACCAGCTCCAGTAACGGTTCCGGTAAACGCATAGTTAGCAGAAAGATCTAGCTTAGTGTTTCCCACTGCATCATCCGCTATTCCTGCTGTTGGTATCGTTGTTACTGTCATTAGTC